ACAGAACGCAGGCTACATCGCCCCATCCACAATGGCCTCGGCCGCCATCAATATTTCCACTGCCACAACGACTAAAGTCATCACCGGTATCACCGGGCGATGGACCTACATCACATCTTTCAATGTGATCGCCGGTGGCTCGGGTAACTTCCAGCTTGTCTATGGCACCGGCTCAACCTGCGGAACCGGAACCACCTCCCTCACCGGCGCCTACAACCTCACCGCCCAAGCCGGCCTCGTTGTCGGCTCTGGCATAGCCCCAGCCCTCGTCATCCCCACCGGCAACGACGTTTGCGTCGTGACCTCCGCGGCTGTTCAAATGTCAGGGTCGATCGCCTATGCGCAGCCGTAAGCTCCTCGCCTTAATCTTCTCCCTCCTTGCAGTTGCCCCGGCCCTTGCCGGGTATATGACTTTGCTTGGTGCTGGTGCAGGGGGCTCTGGCATCGCCCCCGTCGCCTCATGGAACGCTGCGACCGACAGCATCACGCAACTGACCGCGCTTGTGACGCCTTCCCGCGCGTCGAGCGCGATGATGTTCGACAGCACGGGCAAGCTGACCTATGCGCCGAATAATCTGCTGACGTACAGCAACACGTTCAGCAATGCGGCGTGGACGAAGCAAAACGTCACGCTAACAAATGCCAACGCCGTTTCTGATCCGGTGGGAGGCACAGATGCGACAACTGTCACAGCCACGGCAGGGGGTGGTGCAGCGCAGCTTTATTTCACGTTCTCAGCCACAACCGCCCCGAATGTCATTCAGGCGATTTGGATAAAAAGGCGTACTGGCTCAGGGGCGATAACTCTAGTTATCAATGGCTCAAGTAAGTCATTGGCTGTAAATGGGTCATGGCAGTTTTTGTCTGGCTCTGGCGCTCCGGGGACAGGGCCGTATTTCTTCCAGCTTACATTTGCGACAAGCGGCGACGCTGTTGATATTTATGCTGCGTCAAATTCCGCCGTCACCTACGAAACCACGCCCCGCACAGGCGATCAGGTCATCACGACCGCTGCGGCCTACTACGGCCCGAGGGTGGACTACGATCCAAACACGCTGGCGGTTAAGGGCCTGCTGATCGAGGAAGCAAGGACGAATTACGCGACCTACTCAAACAATATGGCGGGCGGTACGCTTACCGCGTCGGGGGGCGCTATCGCTGGCGGCGTGGCCGATCTGAGTGGTGGCACGACTGGGATCACGTTTACGGCGACCGCCGGCAACGCGACGCATCATGCCATAAAGACTGGTGGCAATTCACTGACCGCCGGCACCAAATACACGGCGACATTCTGGCTCAAGCAGGGGAATGCCGCTTACACGGTTTTCGGCGAGATAGGCGACACGCCGTATGTGTGGGGTTCGATCAAATGGTCTGACTTGTCTGTTCAAACCAACGGACAAGACGGTGCTATCGTGTCAACCCCCATTGCGTTTGGGGGCGGCATTTATCAAGTTTCCATCACTTACACGCGCACGATTACAGGTGCGTCGATACTCGGATTTGGGCCTAATACAGTTTCAGCGGCGACAATCGGAAACGCTGCAAATATTTTCAATGCCGCCGGGACTGAAACTGCAATTTGTGTTGCGTGGCAAATTGAAGCCGGCGCGTTTAGCACGAGTTTCATCCCCACAGCCGCAGCCTCCGTCACCCGTGCTCCTGACGTTGTGCAGTTCACCGGGGCTGCGCTGGCGGCGGCTTCCGGTTCGGCTGCGACACTGATCTCTGAGTGGGATGCGATCAACGCTTCACTGGTTGTGTCCGCTCCAACGCAGTTTGGAACGACTGGTGGTTATTCACTTCTTCGCATCAACAACGCGACGACGCTTCTATCGATGAGCACCGCTGGAAATTCTGCCTCGCTGACTGTTGCATCCGGAACTTGGACTGCGAATTTCAGAGTTGGACTGGCCTATAATTCTTCTGGCTTTACTCTTGCCGCCAATGGCGCATCGGCATCGAGCGCAGCGGCGTTCACTTCTCCATCCACCGTGTATGTCGGCAATCTGAACGGAGTAGCGAATTACTCTGGCAACCATCACCTTCGCTCCTTCGCCATCTACAACCAGCGCCTTCCTGACGCGACGCTCAAGGCCAAAACGGTGGTGGGGGCACCCTATGCGGCCAACGATAACGGCGTCCGCTTCGCCTTTGCCAACGACAACGTGCCGACGTTCTGGAGGCTTGCGCTATGACCAAGCGATTGCTCGCCGCTATCGGGTTCTGCCTCGCTGCCACATTCGCCAACGCCACCGAAATCATCGGCAACGCCGCTTCGTGGCAGGTCTATGCGCAAGCCGCAGCCGCAACTGGCCTGACCGACGCCAAGGGTATTCCTCTGACGCAGGGGCCTCTCGACAATGGCTCGGGCGGGGCCTCGTGGTTTTACAATGCAGTCGGAGACGTGCCTGTCCCGACTGGAAACATGACCACATGCGCCGCGCCGGGCGGTAGCACAGTCTCGTGCCCCGAAATGCAGGCTCTTCCAGGTAAGTGGGTCCGCGTCCGCTTCAACGGGGACAGCCCAAACCTTCCAGACCTCATTAAGGCATGGCGCGCGTTCGGTATCACGATCTATGAGCGCCTGCCGCTCGGACCCAATGGGGTCCTGTGCTGGTCGAGCGACGGTGCAACCTGTGGGCCGGCCTATCTCGACCTGATCGGCGTAATCGCATGAACGACGACAAACTCTTCCAATGGCTAGCATCCGTCAAAGGCGATCAACGAGCCCGGCACGGTCCTTGAAAACTCGGCAGGCCCTGAGCAATGGGCTTGCGACCTTATGAATCGAATCCGCGATGGCCTTGTCGATATAAACACCGCCATCCAAGAAGCCATCGCCTCTGGTCACGGCATCGCCAAGTCCGCTACCGTCGCCCAACTAACCCTCTGGGCCTTCTGCACATTCCCCGATACCCGCGGAGTTATCACCGCCAATACCGAGACACAGCTTAAAACCAAAACTTGGGCTGAACTTGGTAAATGGTTTAATCTTTGCTTCTTTGCACGTGAGCACTTTACCCTAACCGCAACCGGCCTCTTCTCCAAAGACCCCAACCGCGAGCGCACTTGGCGCATCGACATGATTCCGTGGTCTGAGAAAAATCCGGCGGCGTTCGCGGGCCTCCACAACAAAGGCAAGCGTCTGCTTCTGATCTTTGACGAAGCCTCTGAAATCCCCGATATTATCTGGGAAACCGCAGAAGGTGCATTGACCGATGCCGACACAGAAATCATCTGGCTTGCCTTTGGAAACCCCACCCGAAACATTGGTCGGTTCCGGGATTGCTTTCCGGGAGGTAAGTTCGCTTCCCAGTGGCATCATTTACAGATTGACAGCCGCACTGTTAGAATCACCAATAAGAAACGACTGCAAGGTTGGATCGACGCTTATGGCTTGGACTCCGACTTCGTTCGAGTTCGCGTCCTTGGAGAATTCCCCCGCAAAGGCCTGATGGAGTTCTTCTCCGCCGCTGCAATTGACGAAGCCATGACTCGTGAAGTCTATGTCGATCGTCATGAGCCCCTTGCCCTTGGCGTCGACGTTGCCCGCTTTGGTATGAATGCGTCGGTGATCTTCCCTCGTAAAGGCCGCGATGCCAGAACCATTGAGCGCTTCCGCTACAATGGATATTCCACAACCCAACTTGCCAATGAAGTCACCAACATCAACTCTCAATTCCACGCGGATGGCATCATGATCGACGGTGGCGGTGTTGGCGGCGGCGTTGTCGATCAAGTCCGAGCCAAGCGCTTGTTCTGCTACGAAATCCAATTCGGTGGCAAAGACGTCATCCACAATACCATCTGGGGCAACACTGGCGAGAAGTACGCCAACAATCGCGCCGCCATGTACGGTGCCTGCCGCGCTTGGCTTGCCACTGGCGCACTCCCTAACGACCCAGACCTCAAACGCCAGATGATGGCGATCCGCTACACCTTCAACGCCAAAGACGAAATCATCCTCGAACGAAAAGAGGACCTTGTCGACGAAGACGGTCAAGGCATCTCCCTCGACGATATTGATGCTTTGGTCTTGACTTTCTCGCATCCTCTGGCACGATCAGCATATGCTGGAGGCGACCTCCCCCAGCCCAACCTTGTCACTAGTGAGTGGGACCCATATTCCCCAGAACGCATGCAAGCATAGGAGGCCTATATGGCAAGTGCATTCAAAGCGATTGGCAAGTTCATCTTCGGTGGTGGCGGCAGCGGCACCCAGCCGGCTGCTCCGCCAGCCCAGCCTGCTCCGGCCCAGAATCCATCGGGCACCCCGAACACCAACAAGCCTACGGCTCAGCCGACCTTTCTTTCCTCCGCTGCCGCTGCACCTGCTGCTGGCGCGGTGGCTGGTGGCAAGACCCTGCTCGGGAGTTAATCCATGGCCATCGTTGTACCTTTCGCCCAAACTCCCTCGAAGCGCCAGCTTCCGCCAATGCCTGATCCGCAGTGGGCGATGATGGCTGCGGCGATGATGCATGAGAATGGGCGATTGGTGCAATCCGATGCCAAGCTCAATCAACAAGCCGATGCCAACGCTAAATCCCCAGAGCCCGAGGCCAAGCCGTGACCCAAATCCTCGACACCAAAACCTATGCCTATCGGCGCTATGTCGAGGGCCGGCTCATGGGCCTGCGGACCAATCGCTATTCTTGGTGGGTCCACTGGAAGGAACTTGCTGATTATTTCCTCCCCCGCCGATATAAGTGGCTGATCACCCCGAATCAAATGTCACGTGGTTCGCCGATCAATCAATATATCCTCGACTCGACCGGCTGCGTCTACGCCCGCAACCTTGCCTCAGGCCTTGTCTCCGGCAAGTCCTCCCCGACCAGCCTTTGGTTCCGCTTGCGGATCGGCTATATTGACTCGACCGAAACCTCACCTGCCAGCCTCTGGCTTGCTGAGTGTGAGCGGATCATGTATCTGATCTTCTCCGAATCCAATTTCTACAATTCCATCGCCACCTTCTATTACGACCTTGTCGTCTTCGGCACTGCCTCGATCCTTGTCTACGAGGACTTCGACAACGTCGTCAACTGCGTCAATCCCTGCCTCGGCGAATACTACGTCGACATAGACCACAAATATCGCCCGACGATATTCTATCGCGAATTCACCATGACCGTGATGGCGGTGGTTCGTGAATTCGGGATTGAGAATTGCTCTGAATCTGTTCAGCGCCTCTACGAAGACCCAACTGGCGCAGGCCTCTCTCGCGAAATCATCGTCGCCCACGCGATCGAACCTAATACCGATGGCCGGGCCAAGGAATTCGGCATCCCCGAACGCTTCAAGTTCCGCGAATGCTATTGGGAATGGGGTGGCTCTGCCTCTCCCCAAGGCGGTTCCGCCAGCCCTCCCGGATTCCTCCGGCGTCGCGGTTATGAAGAGCAGATGGCAATCGTCGGTCGCTGGGACATTGTTTCCAACGATGCCTACGGCCGATCCCCGGGGATGGACGGCCTCCCTGACCAGAAGCAAGTTCAGCTAGAGACTCGCCGCAAGGCCCAAGCCATCGACAAGATGGTCAACCCGCCGCTTGTCGCCGACGTTCAACTTAAGAACCAGCCAGCCAACCTTACCCCCGGCGGCATCACCTTCGTTACCGGCTACTCGGCCTCTGGCAAACCCGGCTTCGCCAGCGTCTATGACACCAAGTTCCCGGTCCAAGAAATCACCGCCGACCTTGAAGAAGTCAAAGGCCGGCTCGCGGAGATTTTCTTCAATGATGTTCTTCGTACAGCATCCCAATACGAAACCCGATCCAACGTCACCGCTGTTGAATGGGACCTTCGCAAGTCCGAATCTTTGGTTATGCTCGGACCGGCCTTGGAGAGAATCGACAACGAAGTTCTTCGGCCTATCCTCGAACGCGTCTTTGCGGTGGCAAATCGGGCAGGCATTATCCCTTCTCCCCCACCCGAAATCCAGAACCAAATGATGACCATCGACTTCGTGTCGATGCTCGCGCAGGCCCAGCAGGCCACCAAGGCTGGGTCGATCGAACGAGTCCTTTCCCTCGCAGGCAACATGGCCGGTGTCATCCCCGGCTCCACCGACAAGATCGACTTTGATTACGCTCTTGACAAATACTCCGCACTACTGAACAATGATCCTAAGATGATGAGAACTGCCGATGAAGTCGCCAAAATCCGCGAGGATCGGGCACATCAGGAGCAGGCAGCGCAGCAGGCGCAGATCGCAGAACAGCTTGCACGAGGGGCCAAAACCTTGGCGCAGGCTGACTCTGGAGGCGGCAGTCCCCTCCAGCAACTTTCGGGAGGCGTAGGTGCGTAACGCAAGTGAACGCAAGGACATACGCCGATATGAAAAGCAAGCGAAGCTCCGAGAAACCAATCGGATCAACTTCATTGTTGCGGCAATGTCCACCCCGGCAGGCCGAGTGTGGTTTCACGACTTTCTCTCAGCCTGCCACATCTTCGCAGACCCATTCACAGGTGATGCACTTGTGGAAGCATATAGTAAAGGTGAGCGTAACGTTGGACTTAAGGTGTACAACGACATTGTGAGTAACTGCCCAAATTACTTCATCGATATGATGAAAGAAGCCAACATAGCGGAGCAAGTAAATGACCGACTCGACAGTGCTGGAGAACCCGACGAATCCGACGCCGACGAACCCTCCGTTGGCGAATGATCCTGCGGCGCGAACTGAAACGGGAGAAATCATTGACCGATCAGCAACTCCCCCTGCCAATGAATCTGCCCCAGAGTCCAAGCCCGAATCCTCTGGAGCCCCAGAATCCTACACCGATTTTTCTGTCCCCGAAGGACATACTCTCGATGCAGCCGCCATCGAATCTGCAACCCCCTTGTTCCGAGAACTTGGGCTCACGCAGGATCAGGCCCAGAAGCTGGTAGACTTCTACTCGACTCAGGTTGGCAAGATCAACGCTGAGAATGAAGGCTACATGGAAACCATGCGCACTCAGTGGCGCGAGGAACTCAAAGCCGACAAGGACATTGGCGGCAAGCTGGATCAAGTGAAGGTCGAAATTGGCCGAGCCATCGATCGCCTGCCACCGACTGTCCGTGAACCCTTCAAAGAAGCCATGAACCTGACCGGCGCTGGCGATCATCCCGCCGTCATTAAAGCTATCCACGCTTTCGCCTCGCTCATTGGCGAAGGTACCCATGTCACGGGCAATGCCCCCTCTGAACACGGTCAGTCTAAGACTGGTGTGAGTAACCGCCCGTCGGCGGCACAATCCATGTATCCCAACCTTCCAACCCGCTAAGCCCCTTGAGGGACGAACACCGATGGTCAGATTAGCGGACCGGAAATCGAACCTAAGGAACTGAACCCATGGCAACTATCGGTAATCTGGCCATCACCTACGCCGATTGGGCGAAGCGGATGGACGACAACTACAAAGTCGCGAACATCATCGAGATTCTTTCTCAGACGAATGAAATCCTCGATGACATGCTTGTGATGGAAGGCAATCTGCCGACCGGTCACAAGACCACGATCCGCACCGGCCTTCCGCAGGCTACTTGGCGTCTGCTGAATGCTGGCGTTCCTAACGCAAAGTCCACGACCGCACAGATCGTTGACACCTGTGGCAACCTCGAAACCTACGCGGTTATCGACAAAGACATCGCGGACCTCAACGGCAACACCGGCGAGTTCCGCCTCTCTGAGGTCCGAGCCTTCCTTGAAGGCATGAGCCAGCAGGTCGCCGCGACTCTGATCTATGGCAATCAGCATACCAACCCTGAGCGATTCACTGGACTTGCCCCGCGCTATTCCACCAAGACTGCGGCGAACTCTGCGACTGCGGCGAACGTCCTTGATGGCGGTGGCACTTCCTCGACCAATACTTCGATTTGGGGTTTGGTTTGGGGTGATGACACCCTTCACGGTACCTTTCCCAAAGGCAAGATGACTGGCCTTCAGCATCGCGATATGGGCGAGTGGCCAGTGCAGGATGCCTCTGGCAATACGTATCAGGCCTATCGCGATCACTTCAAGTGGGAGATCGGCCTAGTCCTTCGAGATTGGCGTTATTGCTTCCGCATCGCTAATATCGATGTGGCTCAGCTTACTGGTGTCTCGGCAGCGAACTTGATCAATCTTTTGGTTCGCGGTCTGTATCGCTTGCCTACGGCTCCGGCCGGTGCAACCGCGATTCAGTCCTCCGACACCCCTGCGGTTCGCGCCAACATGGGTCGGACGGTTCTGTACTGCAACCGCGTGGTCCGCACCTATCTTGATCTTCAGGCAATGAACAAGACCAACGTCTTGCTGCGGCTTGAGGAGTGGGATGGCAAGGTCGTTACCACCTTCCGCGGCATTCCGGTTCGTACGTGTGACAGCATACTCAATAACGAAGCTCAGGTCGTCTAAGGAGCCCCAGCTATGATTCTCGACAATCTCCTCACCTTCACCGGCACGTCTAATGGCGCAACCGGTGGCATCACGGCAGGCGCTCAGACCGATCTGCCGACGACCGGCACTCAGGCTGCGTCGAACATCATTGACCTTGGCCTTGCTGGCATCCCCAGCTATGCCAACGGCGGTGGCGCTCGCGATATTGGCGTCGGCGATGATCCGTCGCTCAAGCTTTCGGCGATCGTTGTGACTGCCATCACAGGCGGTACCAGCCTTCAGCTTCAATTGCAGGGCGCACCTGACAATGGCTCAGGTGCGCCGGGCTCCTACACCACTATGTGGACTTCGGCTGCTATTGCTGAGGCATCCCTTGTGGCCGGCGCCCAGCTTGCCAACATTGACGTTCCCCGCGTCGTATTTGGTCAGGCTCTGCCGCGGTTCCTGAAGCTGAACTTCATTTCTGTTGGCACTCACTCGGCCGGCGCGATTGAATGTCAGATCGTCCTCGATCGCGACGATCAGATCATGGGAACTGGTGGAGCCTATTCAGGCTATCCTGCTGGTCTCACCGTCGCCAACTAAAGGAGTCCCTGCCGTGAACCGCAAGATTGCTCTTCTGGCCGTGGCAGGGCCTGCTTCATATTTCGATCGACTGGAGTGAGGAATAAGATCATGGCAAGATGGAAGCTAATGGCGGCCCATTATCTCAACGTCACTGACGAGGAATGGGAATACACTGAGAACGATCGATCAACTGGTCGGCCGAAGCGAGTTAAGTTCCCTGTTCCGCGCCTACTTGATCCGCGCGATCCTAGTAGTTGGACGAAACGTTGGGGAAACAAAGATAATGAAGATGGCGAAATCATTGTCTGCTACGCGGGCAAGGGCGAATCTGACGACGTTATCTTCAAAGGCGATCCGACTCCGGATATGCTCCCTGTCGATGATGAGGCCCGAGAGATTTCGGCCAAATTTGAGCACCTTTGGAAAGCAAAGCCGGAATCTATGGCCGGAGATTTCTCTCAGTCGTTGATTGACAAGTTCCAGTCTGATCTTGCGGTGGCCCAGGCAAAATCCGCCGAGATTCCGGGTATGTCTGAGTTGATCGCCAACATTGGCAAGCTGGCTGAATCGAACCAGAAAGTCCTCGAAACTGTAACTCGGAGGATTTAATCATGGGTCTTATCTCCACCGGCCCCGGATCCCCACTGGCATTTTCGTCGGCCAGTGGGGGTAAGGTTTATGCTTACAACAATGTATCTGAATCAAGTTCTACGGTTGTCGCTGCGGCCAATTCGCAGCGACAACGAATTATGTTTCACAATCCCGGGGCCAATGATATATTTATAGCCCCAGCATATGTCCAAACCACAGGTTCCAATGTAGCCTTGACTCCATCTAATGCAGCCCTTGGAGGCTGCTTTCGAGTATATGGCAACGGCGGAACCCTTGTAATCGAAGGTGAATGCCAAGGTGCCTTTCAAGCATTTGCTTTGACTGGCGCTGGTTCGTCCAATCCTCTCACAGTGATGGATTCCAACGTATGATGTATATCATTGCTTTACTAGCGAGCCTGATCTTTACGCAAGCTCACGCTCAAAATACAACCTGTGCGACTAGGCCAACGGGTGATAACTCAAATGCCTGTGCTAGCACAGCTTTCGTGCAGAACACAACGACACAGCTTAGGGACCCAATAACCCCAGCGTTCCCAGACACGGTGTCTGCATTTTGCACTGCTACAACCACAATTGCCAGCCAAGCAATTATTCTCGCTAATTGCTTCGTTGCAACGCAAAATGCAGGGTTAACTAAGCCGTGGTCTGGATTTACATCTGCGGATGTTGGTAAGCTGATTCAGGTTGAGAAAGTTGGATCGAATGAAGGTCGATTGCAAACAACTATTTCATCGGTAGTTGATTCAACGCATATCTCCGTTGTGAATGCGCCGACACAGAGTCTATCAGCCGTATCTGTAAAGGTATTCTTCGGGTCAGATCAAACCAACAATATTCAATCCGCTGTAACGTTATCTACAATCACAGGTCAGAGCGTAGCAATTCGTAGTGGGACATATCTAACCACGGCCACAATCACTTGCTTGCCTCCAGCCTCACAGAATAATTTCAATTTCTCACCGGAAATGTGTCCACTTGATCGTGGTGCAGAAATTGTTGCTATGGCCTCTATGCCATCTGTTATCGTTTATGGAACGATTGCTGGCGATTATTCTGGCTATCTTCGCCGACCGCAGATTGGTGGAGGTACAATTGACGGTAATTTCCTTGCTATCAATTGTATTGATATTCCATTTTTTGAAGAGGCTGTTCGTAGCCTCCAGCAAACAAAGAATTGCCTCCAGCACCATGTTCGTCTTGGTTCCCCGTTGTCACCTACTGCGTCGGGTGGGTATTCAGATGCATTTAATTCATCATCGCGCGATGATTATGTTGTTCCAGTTTCAAGCGTGTCAACGGCTAATCCACCAGTTGTTACAACGGCATATCCAGTGAATTTCCCAAATGGACGTACTGTGGCGTTCATTGGTGTTTCTGGGCCTGCACAATTAACCTCGCGGTTCTTTGAAATCAGCGTCATAGATGCAACGCATTTTTCACTTAATGGTGTTGATGGCTCTGCTTGGGCAGCTTTTACATCCGGCTCGGTAGCCCTTACCATGCCTGGGATGCATGCACCGCATCCAGTGTATTCAATCTCAGCAGCTAATCCAGCTGTAGTTTCAACAGATACAACTGTGGCTATGTCTTCTGGACAACAAGTATTCATCGCGGATACACAAGGGTTGACCTCTGGCGGGATATCCTGTGTTGATGGTATATACACAATCACTGTTATCAATGGGACATCGTTCTCGCTTAACAACACAAATACAACTGGTTGTTCTGCCTATTCCAATTCCGGGCAGATAGTCATTCTTCCGACCGGAGGGATGTCCACTATTGAAACTGCCATCTATTCTGATAACGCAAATGACGTGGATGTTTGGGGCTTTAAAGGCTCCGGCTTTCGCATTGGAGTTGGTTCATCACCCACAACTGGTTGGAATGGTAAGATTGGCGGCCATTACTGGTCTAGAGTGGAAGAGGGTGAGGTTCTTGCCGGAGCCTATCTTGGTGGTGCAGTTAAGATATCTGACTTTCAAATTGATTGCCCTGCGCGTTATGGTGTTTGGTTTAAAGGACCCTCCAATACGATTGATGGCATAGGCTTTAACTGTGCTGGCTTTACATATTTACCTAACAATTACGCGTCGCTTGTTCGCCTTGATAGTGGAGCTAGTGCAATTGCTGTTGCAGGGGTTGCCAACGGTGCTTCTGGCCAGAATTTGCTCTATGAGGTAAGCTCGGCAGTTCCATATATATACCCAACGAATCCAAACTATACCCGCCTCGGACTTAAAACAGTCTATCTTTCGTACGGTCAAATTGATGTTGTGAATCAAGCACAAGGTGCGGCTCAAGCAGCTAATAACTTATCAGACCTTGCTAACATACCATCTGCTAGATCGAATCTAGGTGTAACCGCTACTGGTGTTGATACAACGTATGCGTTCAGGGCTAATAATCTGTCTGATTTGACAAATGCAGCGACAGCGAGAGTCAATCTAGGCCAAGTTCAACAGATTGGCGCCTCTACAGGGAACGCCACATTAACTGCGGCTAGCAATAACTATTTCATGTTTGGAACAGTGTCTAACTACGAGCCAAATAGTGGTGGGCCTCAAGCAGCAAATGCGCTTACATGCAAAAATATGTATGCCCGTTTGAATCAAGACCCTGGCAGTGGAGTTACAGTTGTTTTTACACTTCGTGCGGGGTTTGCTAATACGGCATTAACCTGTACTATCACTGGCAATGGTTCTAGCATTACAACGTGCAATGACACAACACATACAGCAACAATAGCCGCTGGACAAATGTACGACTTTAATGCAGCTACTTCAGCAGGTGTTGCTGCATTCTCAACTGCCTCAGTTGGTATCTCCTGCTATAACTAAACTAGGTTGCCCATGAGTGAAGAAACATACTTTGAGGAAGTTGTCTATCTCAAGCGCATGGCGGATGACATAAAAATCATCCGCCAGCAATAGGAGTGAGCAAATGAAACAGGGATCAGGAAATAGTTCTCGTGGCCAGACTAAGGTTGAACCGCGATCTTATGGAGTAAATGTTGGCTCTGTTTCTGGCATTGGCCTACAGCAGGTTTGTACTTCGCCAGAGCCGTTGTATGAAGGTCGTGGTATTGAAGCGCCCAAGGCTACAACCACCATCCACAAGTCTGGATCGCAGAGAGGCTAACATGGCAAAGCTTGGAACGCATGATGGTGGCAAACCCGAGAAAAAGGATTTGCCATATGATCCGCCGGTAGGTCCGAAGCAGAGTTCTTCGCCAACCAATCATGGAACTTCCGGAACCCAAGGAAAACGCTAATGACCGATAAACTTGAAGATTGGCAGCAGCGCGTTGTCGATGAGCAGAGTGAACTCTTTGATCGGCTTGAAAAGCTTGTCGAGTTCACTGGCAGCGCCAAGTTCAAGGAACTTCCTGCCGATAAGCAGGAACAGCTTGTTCAGCAGGCTCATCATATGAACGCTTATAATGATATCCTGACCGCTCGGATCGAGGCGTTCTAATGACCACTCCCACCGATATCGCCAATCGTGCATTGCAAGTTATCGGCACCCGCACCACGGTGACGGATGGCGAGCTTGCGGCCAATTCCACCAACGAAGCGATTCAGATCAACCTTGCCTACGACACAGTTCGGAAGCGGCTGATCCGGATGGCTCCGTGGAACTGTGTGTTGCGAACGGCGAATCTGGTGTATATCACGTCCCTTCCCGGCACTCCTGAGAATACGTCAACCACGCAAGTCGGACAGCCTTGGGTTCCCGGCTTGCCCTCTCCGCCATGGACCTATGAATATCAATATCCGGTGGATTGCATCTACGCGGCGTGGATTCCGGCAATGAGCCAAGTTGGCTTTGGCGTTGGCATTCCCGCAGGCCCGCCGGTTAAGTTCGCGGTTCAGACCGATACTTTCCGACCGGTGACCGCCGCTGCTGTTGTGGCTGGTGGAACTGGTTATGCTGTTGGGGATATCATCACCCTCCCCGGAATTCAGCAGGGCCAATCGCCAATCGGCGCCCCGGCTCAGCTTCGAGTTGAAACCCTTTCTGGTTCAGCTGCGGCTACAGCTTCGGTTGTAAACCAAGTGCTTGGTTCGTCCTCGCCAAAAGGTGGTAGCTACTTCGCTCCGCAGACCAATCCGCAGGTACAAGATTCAACCGATGGCAATGGTTCTGGTGCGACCTTCAACCTGACTTATGGCGCCGCTTCGCCTCAACGGGTGATCCTCACCGATCAGCCCAACGCCAGCCTTGTCTATTGCCGCGACGTCACTGATATCAATGTAATGGACGATGCCTTCCAAGAGGCCTTGTCAAAGGTCCTTGGCGCAACAATCTGCATTCCACTCTCCGGCGATAAAAACCTCGCCAAGCTTGCACTTGAAGAAGCCAATCGTGCGATCGCCGAGGCTCGTGGCGATGATGGCAACGAAGGCCTGACTGTTAACGACGTAACCCCGGATTGGATCAGGGTTCGTGGATTCGACGCGCTTGATATCTACACCCAGAATGGCTGGTCGTTTAACTGGGGCCCGGTTTGGCCCATTGCTCTGTAAGAGGGCCCAATGCCTCATCTTGTCGTACAAGCTAGCTTCAATTCTGGCGAATGGTCACCAAACCTCTACGCGCGTGTGGACCTTACAAAGTATAAAGCTGGCGCGGCACTGCTCGAGAATTTCTTTGTAGACTACCGCGGCGGGGCCAGCACTAGAACTGGCACCAAATACATTCTTCAAGCCTATAAATCTGCGACGCCGGTCCGGCTTATCTCCTTTCAAGCCAGCTTCACCGTAGGCTATGTGCTTGAATTTGGCGATGGATATATCCGCTTTTATTATCGTGGATCGCCAATCATTGAAACCGGCATCGCCATAACCGCAGCAACCAAAGCCAATCCCTGTGTCTTGACCATCCCCGGACATACTTATTCCGTTGGCGAATGGATATATGTCCAAGACGTCCTTGGGATGACTCAACTTAACGAGAAGTATTTCATTGTCTCCGCGGTGGCGGGGAACAACGTCACCATCGCCGGATTGAATGGAACCAACATCAATTCCACCGGGTATGGCACTTATGTCTCTGGCGGCACAGCCAGTCGGGTTTATACCATTTCCTCGCCGTACACTAGCAGCGATGATCTGCGGTTGATTAAATTCGCGCAGTCTGTGAACCAGATGGTCCTGTGCCATCCGAACCATTCGCC